TGCTATAATCAATCGTGGCATTTTAGAGATAAGCCATACGAAACAGCAGAAAAATACTACAACGAAACATTTGGAAAGATATAATATGACAAACAAAAAAAATGTAAGCCTTTAGATTGACTAAAAATTATTACAACAAAATAGGTGGTCAAATAGTAGTCAAGTAGGTGGTCAAGCGGAAATTCCGACCAACCACTATAATAATGGAAAATAATATCTAATTTTAGGCTTATGGTAGAAAAAATAGGCGCAAAGCAAGAAAAATAGGCGCAATGGTGGAATAAATAGTCAGGTGGCGGAATGGTAGTCGCAGCCCTTAACACAGGAACTAAATCGTATATGAGTTAAGCATTTAAGATTTGTACAGGTTCGAGTCCTGTCCTGACTACAAAAACAGAATTACCCACAATTTAATAACACTATGAAAAAACTATTAATCATAACCGGCCTAGTAATAGCCTTTACTGGCTGTCTAGTCGACCGGGACCTGGTCACCAAAACTGACCTTACTGAATGGACAGTAACCAATGATACCATTTACTATAGGTCAAAGCCGGTCGCATACTATGACCATTCAGAATATGAATTAAATCCAGGTCACGGGTGCCGAGCCAAAATAATTCAGGAATTATCAATAACCCAGGTTAATTTTGAGGTTAAAACTGATGAGCTAATTAAATACGTGCATACTCGACACAGCAAACAAAAAGTAGAAATAGTAGTTCCTCGCCATTAAGCTCTATGATAACAACCCTATTAACCCTAGTCGTACTATACCTTGCGGCAATCAATACTGAACTTAAGCGCAATAAAAGATAACAATGGCCAAGGCCCGAAAATATAGCAGTCCGACCCTAGAGAGGTTAACGGCCGAGATGGCACGGGACCCATGGTGGGTCCAGCTCCGTCGATGGTATAGAGTCGGGCTCTGGGTTCTAGTATGCCGGGGCCGCCGGGTCTGGGACCGCCGCTATCAGGGCTGGATCTTTAGATCACGACCTCAGGATAAATAACCCTAAATAAACAAACAACTATGATAATTTCAATCGTATTGGCACTTGCTCTAGTGATTTTAATTGCAGTGCAGTCAAAAATTAACACAACTCTAGCTAATCGTTTGGCAGTAACCGCGCTTAAAGGCGATAAAGGTATAGCTGGTAAAGACGGAGTTGATGGTGCACCAGGTAAGGCTGGTAAAGCTGGTAAAGACGGAGTAGACGGTAAGGACGGCGCTAATGGTGCTGCTGGTGCTAATGGTACCAACGGAATCAATGGTGTAGATGGTAAGGACGGAGTAGACGGAGTATGTACCGTTGATCCAGAAAAACACAAAGAGACCTTGCGCGTATTTGCTGAATACTTAATTCAGGCATTTCCTCCAGCTGGAGAAGATCCACGTATCCACGAGATACTTAATCGCTAACCGCAACCCAATTTATCTAAAGTCTGCTCTTGTGAGCGGACTTTTTTGGTATAATAGACACCAGATAAATAACCTTATAAAAAAAAGAATTAAACAGATGAAAAATATAGTTAAAGGATTTAACAATTTTGTAAACGAACACATGTTTTCAAAAAAACCGGTGGATCAAGAATCCAAGTTTGTAATACCCGGTCAAAATAGAACAGGCGATTTATATGCAGATATAAATGATTTGATTGATGACAAATATACTGATGTTAATTACGAAGAGGTTGCCAAGGTTCTTGCAAACATATTAAAAGGGGTTGAGGCTCAAGCCTACCGAGAGAAACACAGTCGCTAAACTACCTATATGAAAGCAATACTTGAATTTGACCTAAACGAACCTTCTGATATTGAAGCTCACCTACGCTGTGTGCAATCATTGGATCTTGTGCTCTTTATTCTTAAACTTGAGGCCGAGCTTCGCAGCAAACTTAAACACAGCAATCTTAGTGATTGCGAGTACAAAACCCTTGACGAGTTCAGGGATTTCTTTTATGCAGAACTTAATTCGCGTGGCCTAAATATTGACAGTCTAGTTAGCTAATCCCAACAGGCTTTGGGTATAATAATCCCAAATGAAAACCCTATTTGTTATTAAATTTTATGTTGTCTTGGCCTGCTGGATTTGCAAGCCTGGAGACTATTCCTACCGTGTGGTTGACTCTAACCAGCATCAAGACACCGGCATGATTTACTCTACTGCTAAGTATGACGTTGGTGATACCATCCCGCTTAGGTCAGTCATCTACCACAAACCCTAATCTTAAGGAGCCCAGCAATGAGGCTCCTTTTTTAATAAATAACCCTAAGAAATAACCAACTCTTAGTGGCGAATAAACTTAAATACTCAACCTCACCTCAATCCAATACACTTAAAAAGGGTAACTTTTGGATAGAACCCGGTAATATTGCAACTGGTCCAACCTCAATAACTGGGTACCATGCTGGACTTATACCCCCAGCTGGAGGTTATGTCGTGTATCTCTATAAGACAGACGGCAAAGGCCCAAGCGTATATGTTGCCACAACTGATTCTGAACTGGTCTCACTTACTAAACGGCTAGCTGGCAATCCAGGCTTAACTACCATTGCTGACTGCTTGGGTTATTACCTAACTCAATCTGACAAAATGTGTTTCAATCTGGACTATGAACGAATTGTAGTTAACGGACTTGTACTTGATCTTGATTTTGGATTCACTTCATCTTATCCACAAAGTGGTACGACGGCCTATGATATTAGCCTAAATGCCAGTAATGGTGTGCTAGTTAACAGTCCGACCTTTAATTCAGAAGGCAAGGGTAATTTAGTGCTGGATGGAGTGGATGATTATGCAGATTTCAATGCACCAAGTCTGACCACTACTGCCACTGTTGAAATGTGGTGTAAGGTCAGTAGCAGCTATAATGGCAAGATGTTTTGTGGATGGCAGGGTTATGATATCTATTGTGCAGGTGCAGCGATTGGTTACAATACTGGAAATAGCGATGTTTATGGAATTCCTCAAGCAACCGTTGACTCTTTAAATGTTGTAGACCGTTGGGCCCATTATGTTTTTGAATTTCGTAGTGATGTATCTTACACTAATAATAAAATATACATTAATGGAGTGCAACAGACTCTCACTCAAATACTTGGCTCTGAATCTCCAAGCGGCAGAAATTTCAGTAGCGGAAACGGGCGTATTGCAAGTTGGGGTTATGGCGGATATTATATGCCAATGAATCTTGGTTCTTTTAGAGTCTATAATAGATCATTAACCCAAGCTGAGATAACTCAGAATTACAATGCACAAAAGGGCAGGTACGTTAATTTTTTTACCAATGGAGACTTTAAGAACGGCAATTTTAATTTTACATCAGGCACCGCAAACTCATCGGTAACCTATGACGGTGCTCCATATTCTCTACAGATGCCGCAAGTGCACTATTCAACTTTCCTAAGCAATGCTCTGGTTGAGGTCGACACAAGCAAGAACTACCAATACACGGTGGTTACCCGAACCCTAACCAAGGGCGGAGCCGGCGATAATATACTGTCAGGCGGCCACCAAGGATTTATCTGTTACGATTCAAGTCAACGATTCATAGATCTTAGAATGGGCGGCGGCACTGCAAACACCTATTTAACTAGGGACCTAAATCCAGGCGATGCCTATGCCTACGTCTCTAATCAAAATAACCAGTGGTTTGGTGCAGGCGGCGAGTCATACTACTGGATTTTCAGGCACTTCATGGTCTATCCACCTTCACATCCTGAGTTTCATGATAAGTGGAGGTACACCCGAATTGGATACGGCGATATCAATATCGTCTACAATGAAGTAACTGATATTGGCGGTGGAGAGCTTAGAATCAGGTTCTATGATGGTGATAGTACCTGGACAACTTTCCCAGATATTGGATATCCAACTCCAGCGGGTACAGCCGTGTGTAATGGTCGAGCTGGCGGAACCTTTAATTACGTGTTCTATCCAGCTGAGGGAGCCTATGGCAGTTGGAACGAATACACCTATGGGCCGTTTACTGGCGAGTCCTCAAATTCTGGCGGACAATTTAGATTTGGTACCAAATACGTATCGTATATGCACCTCATAAATTACTCTGTACCTGGTGGAACAAGCCCATTGCCTGTGATGCTAATCGGTAAAGCTGAACTAAAACAAATACTATAATATGACATCAGTAATTTTTAACGTGTCCGAAATCCCAAAGGTAGACTTCTCTAAAGTTACCCAAACCCTGGAGAGCTTGCAATACTCAGTAAATAAGCAACTAACCCATGTGGGTTGGGAATCCTCAACTGAACCTGAGTTTGTGTCCACCCTAGAAACTGCTCAGGGGCTGTACGACTCAACCTCACTACGCTTCGAGACGAGCAACCACTTCTGGCTGGTCATGGTTTAATAAATAACCCTAAGAAATAACCAACTCTTAGTGGCAAATACAATACAGTACTCAACATCACCGCAACATCAAGCTCTTAAAAAAGGTAACTTCTGGATAGGAACTGGCGATGTTCCACATACAGCCACTTCAACTAGTGGATATTGGTCAAGTATCTCTCCGCCAGTCGGAGGTTACACGATATACCTAAACAAGGCTTCACAAGGCCCGTCAATCTATTGTCCAAAGACCGATGCTGAACTTGTTAAGATGACTAATCAAATCGCTGGCACTGCATATACTACGGTGGCTCAGTGTTTTACCTATTTTAGTACCCAGTCTGACAAAATGGTCTTTAGCAAAGAGGTTGAACCGGTTGCGACTAATGGACTTGTACTTTACCTAGATCCAAATAATAAGTCTTCCTATCCTGGATCAGGCACAAGCTACTATGACTTAAGTGGTAGCGGTGCAAATGCGACTCTGCAAAACGGAGCCGCCATTTCAACCGGCAGATATACTTCACAAGCTCAATTAACCAGAGTGAATGCAGCTGGCGGATATTCAGAACAAGGACTAGCGACTGACTCTGCAGGTTTTAATGATAGCATGGTATTTGATGGAGCCAATGACTACTTATCAATTCCCAACTCTTTAAGCCTAATGCCGCCAACCGAATTAACTGTTGAAATGGTTATTAAAGCCAACTCAATTACTTCAGGTTGGGTGAGACTTTTTGGTAAGGACTCTTACACCAATAGCTGGCTTATTTTCTTGGAAACTGGTGGAACTAAAATTAGAGCTCTACACCAAGTTAATGGAATTGAGTATCGTTGCAATACCTCCAGAAATATTTCAACTACTGAATACACCCATGTAGTGTTTACTTTTAAAACAGGCGATGCAATTCGAAGTTATTTTAACGGAGAGACTGGTGATGGAGTTGTTTCTCTACCTGCTGGAACATTTAGTTATAATGGAACCGGTGATTTTCTACTTGGTCATCAAGGCGCTAGTTACTTTAACGGCGATATTGCACTGGTTAGAGTCTATGATCGAGTGCTGACAACCGATGAGATCAAGAATAACTATAGACAGTCCTTAAGCAGCCACATGAATCTGCTCAACTCTGCATCAATATTATTAAATGCGGACGAACGATTGGTTGCCTATGCTGAGGATACTGTATATTCGCAATTACCTACTAACGGTACTGGTGATTTTACTTTTTCAGGAGGCGATGGAGGTACTAGAGTAAATCAACAAGGGTATATTGAAGTAACTCCAGTTAATTTGTTAAGGCACTCCGAAACTTATGCATCATGGAGCTTAGAGGGCGGCACAATCAGCGGAGGCTGGCCAGATCCAATTGGCGGTAACACTGCCTATAAGTACACGTCAGTAGGAACAAATGGTTTATGGAGTAATGGAGCATTCGGCCCAACCTATTCAGGCCATCCATTACCTGCAACAATCACAATATCTTTCTGGATCAAGAGCTTTTCTGGTGCAGCAATGCAAGCCTATCTTAGCGATGGAGTTGCTACCTCTCATGGTTGGGTCTCAATCATTGGTGAGTGGCAACAAATAACCGTAACCTTTAATCCTAACGGACCATGGGGCGGATTTTATCTAAGTACGTTAAGCGATCCAACTAAAAGTTTCTATATCTGGCATCCACAAATTAATATTGGGTCAACCGCAAAACCATACCAACCAACAACAGACCGCTTAAATTATCCTCGTATAACTTATCAAAATGGTAGAGGTGCTTTATTAAGTGAACCACAGAGAACAAATTTAAATACTAATTCCCAATTCATCTCATCTTCCACATACTCAACTTCTGGATTAACTATTGTTTATGGGTCTACAACATCTCCTGATGGAACTCAAAATGCTTCAAAATTAGTTGAAGATACAGGGTCCGGTCAAAGATATATTCTTAAAAACTCTCCTTTTGGATCTTTTGGAACTTACGTATGTTCATTTTATGCAAAACCTAATGGAAGAGAATGGATTTATTTTGAAGTAGGAGCTGTGTATGGTTATGCTAATATAGCTAATGGAGAGTTAGGAAGTACTGGAACATTTGATGCCGGTTGGGCATTTAATAACTATGGTATAGAACCCTGGAAAGATGGGTGGTATAGAGTATGGATTACAGGAACATGGTCTTCAGGAGGAGCGTATTACGCTCCAAAAATCCACCCTGCCATATCTAATGGAAACTTTAGTTATACAGGGAATGGTGTATCGGGAATATATGTTTATGGAATTCAAGTTGAAGCTGGTTTATACCCAACCTCATACATCCCAACAACATCAGCCACAGTAACTAGACCGGCAGATGTTGCTGCTAAAACTTCAGCTACCTCATTAATCGGCCAAAGTTCAGGAACAGTTTATTTTGATTTTACTTTAGATAATTTATACAGTAATGCTCAAACTAATCAACCGGTATTATGGTACATGAAAGATGGCGGGCCAGGCGAACGATATGTTGAGTTAATTAATGGAAATTTACTATATTATATTGAATATGATGGCTCGGTAATAGCGAGTATATCATCTCCTGCAATAGATGTTGGTAAACACAAATGCGCTATTGCCTATGCGAATAATGATATGGTTTTTTATGTTGACGGTGTACAAGTAGGAATAGATGGAAGTGGAATTCCTAGCGGATTTTCAACCTTTTCAACCCAATACTATGCATCATTTTATTATGGACAATTTAATGCACATACGTTAGCTGCATTTACTTCACGTTTAACCAACACTCAACTCGAAGAATTAACTACACTACGTTCTGCATCAGGTGGCAGTGTTAGTTATGACGGTCCTTATGCGATACACACATTTACTGGAGACGGCACATTCACACCAGATTTCAGCGGTACAATTGAAGTCCTTGTAGTTGCAGGTGGAGGCGGTGGAGGTTCTCACGTAGGTGGAGGCGGAGGCGGTGGAGGCTTAATTAGCCGCACGGCCTACTCGGTAATTGCCGAAACTCCATTCTCAGTAATAATTGGAGCAGGTGGAGCAGGTGGACCGGCCGATGTTAGAGGCAGTAACGGTTCAAACACTTATTTTGGGTCAGCAACTGCAATCGGAGGCGGAGGCGGCGGAACTTGGGGAGGAGCTGGCGATCCAAACGGTCGAGCCGGCGGTTCAGGCGGCGGTGCTTCAGGAACTCAAGGAGTTCAATACGCATCAGGCGGTACCTCAATTACCAGTCAAGGTAATGCCGGTGGAAATGTTGGACCTAGATCAGGTTATAATGCTACTGGTGCAGGCGGAGGTGGTGCTTCTGGTGCGGCGGCGAGTCGAGCTGACTCTAGCGATCCAACCAAATTAAATGGAGCTGATGGTTTACCTTTTTCAATTTTAGGTACCACTTACTATTTTGCTGGAGGCGGAGGCCCTGGTGCATTTAATGCAGTTGAAGGTGGAGACGGAGGTAAAGGCGGTGGAGCCGGTGGAGCATCTACTGGTTCAACTGGCGGTACAGGCGATACTAAATCAATAAATTCAGCGTCGAACGGCGCAACTGGGTCAGCTTCAACTGGCGGATCTGGTGCTACCAATAGCGGTGGCGGTGGAGGCGGTGGAGCTGGCGGTTCTGCAGGTATCGGCGGACCTGGTGGTTCCGGTATTGTAATCGTACGTTACCTGGTTTAATAATAAAAAGAATAAGACTTATAGCTTAATGGCAAATAAATTAAAATACTCAACATCACCGCAAACCAAATCCCTAAAGGTTCGTAACTTTTGGGTAAGTCCAGGCGATGTAGCTAAGGGTCCAACCTCAGCCAGCGGTTACTATGCTGGAATCACTCCACCTGCTGGAGGCTGGACCGTGTATCTAAACCGCGCCTCAGGCGGGCCAGCTATCTACTGCCCAAAAAACAGGCTTGAACTTTTAGGTTTAACTAATAGTTTAGCAGGTGCGGCATACACAACGGTCGAGCAATGTTATACATGGTTTCAAACTCAATCTGACAAGGCTATTTTTACCAAGGATGTTGAATCCGTTATAACTGACGGACTGGTTTTACATCTTGATCCAGGTTTTGTTGAATCATATCCAAAATCAGGTGCAACAATTTACGATCTAAGTGGAGTCGGTAATCACGGCTCATTGAATAATGGTGCAAGTCTGTCAACTACCTCTTACAGCCCGCAATCTCGGGCAGCCAGGGTGTATGACGGGTCAGGTGTAACCTATGTTGAGACCGGGGTTGCACACGAACCGTCAGGTTCAACTGAAGGTTTTGTATTGGACGGAACTGACGATATTATCCTATTTGGCGCAAGCTCAGCCTTTATGTCTCAATTTCATACATACGAGGCATGGATCAAAACTCCAGGGTTAGGTTCAAACACAGTAGGTGGAATCTTTGGTATAAACTACGGTACCATTATCTACTTAACTCCAAGTGGCGAAGTATTCTATTATGTTTGGAACACTGATCCCGGTCATTATGAATTTCTATTTTCCCTCTACTCAACTGGCGTAAATCTGTTAGACGATCAATGGCACCAAATCGTTTGTGTTAGGGGTCCGTCTGAAGCTACGATCTATATAGATGGTGTGTTTAATAATTCTACACCGAACGGCGGAGTATGGTCAGGCACTACAATTTGGGATGGAATGACTGCCAGAATTGGAGAGAATCCCAATAACGTAAATCTAAGATTCACTGGCCAAATTGGACCAGTCAGAATTTACAATCGAGACTTAAGTGCAGATGAGGTCTATACTAATTACAAGCAGTACGAGTCAAGTTATGGAAACGGTGTAAATACTGCATCATTATTACTAAACTTCGACGATACCTTGGTTTTATACAATGAGGACAAAATACTTGCAAGTTTTCCAGGAGACGGAAGTGCTGACTTTAGCTTTAGCGGAGGAGACGGCGGAACCAGAGTAAATCAACAAGGTTACATTGAGCAGACACCTGCTAATTTAAACACATATAGTGAATACTTTGCAACAGCTGGCTGGAATAATTATGGCGGAACAATAACTGATAATTCGGTTATAGCTCCTAGCCTTGCTGTAACTGGTACTACGTTTAATGGAAGTCCAGCCGGCGCATACAAAACTTTCTATGGTATTATTCCCGGTCAAGTTTATACAGCATCAATGTATGTTAAATTAGGAACTGCTACAAACTGCGTAATTGTTATTAATAATACTCAAAACTGGAATACAATAGGCGGCCAATCATATACAAGTGGGGCGGATGGATTAAACCCAGATACGTGGACAAGAATATCTCGTACATTTACCGGCCCAGCATCTGGTGCTATAAACTGGCATATTGGATTTCATTATGAATCTGGGATAACTCAACAATCGGCTGGTAGTTTTTATACTTGGGGAGGTATGATTAATATAGGATCAACTGCAAAACCTTATCAACCAACAACTGACCGTTTAAATTATCCTCGTATAACTTATCAAAATGGTAGAGGTGCTTTATTAAGTGAACCACAGAGAACAAATGTTAACACTTATAGCCAAGCAATTGTTGCTGCTAATGGATATAATGTAGATGGGTGTTCTTTAACAGCAAACAATGCTATCTCTCCAGATGGAACACAAAACGCAACATTGTTTGTTGAGTCTGCTAATTCAAATTATCATAGATATTACAAACACGGAACAGGTACAGCATCTACAAAAGTATGGACTATATTCGCCAAATATAAACCAGGAGGTAGAGAATGGCTTACAATGGATGCTGGTCCTACAGTTTGGTTTAATATAGCTAATGGTACTATAGGTACAGCATCCGGTGATATTATAGCACAAATTGAACCATATAAAGATGGTTGGTATAGATGTACTTATATTGATCCTACCAGTGCTGTAAACTTATGTTATGTGGGTGCTGGAACTTATAATGGAGACCCTGGAAACTATACCGGTGATAGTAGAGATTGTTTTTGGCTTTGGGGAATGCAATGTGAAGATAGTGTATTATTCCCAACCTCATATATTCCAACCACATCAGCCGCCGTAACCAGACCTGTTGAAATTTTTAATAATTCATCAGCTATTTCAAGTATAGGACAAACTGAGGGAACAATGTTTGTAGATTTTATATGGACTGATTTAGGAGCTTCATATCCTGAAATTGCACTATATGGTACTAGCGGTAATCGGATAGGTATTTATACTTGGGATCAACCAGCTATTGGGAATAATACGCTTAGAGCATTTGTGGTAGGTAGTGGAGCAGTTCCATTTGAATCAGATATTTCAAATACATTAGTAAGAGGTCAAAGATATAAAGCAGCATTTGCATATAAAAGCGGAGATAGTGTTGCATACGTAAATGGAGTTAATACATTTACCAGTGGAGGTACTTTTACATTTAGTACAGCTTTACCTGAAATAAGAAGTACTGCAGCCTATCCTTGGTCAAATAATACTCATCAGTTTGGTTTGTATACTTCTCGCCTTACCAATTCTCAACTTGAGAAATTAACCACTGTACGATCAGCAACAGGCGGAACCATAACCTATGATGGAGCCTATGCGATTCATACTTTTATTGGAGATGATGTGTTCACTCCTAACTTTAATGGAACTCTTGAGGTTATGGTTGTAGCTGGAGGCGGTGGAGGTGGAATGGACATGGGCGGAGGCGGTGGAGCTGGTGGATTAATTTACACAACTTCTTATCCAGTAACCGCAAATCTGTCTCTTGCAGTAATTGTTGGAGCTGGTGGCGCTGGAGCACCAGCAGGCGGCGGCGGATATCGAACTGATGGAGCTGGACCCCAACCCGGAGGACACCAATTTACAATCTCAGCAACGAACGGTTCTGACTCAACGTTTGGTAGTTTAAGTACCCGAGGTGGAGGATATGGTGCAAGTTCTTATTATGGTTATCTACCTAACTACGGATACGGCGGAACTGGTGGATCAGGCGGAGGTTGTTCAGCCTATACCCATGGAGGAGAACGTTATGTAGATAATAATAACATACCCGGTCAAGGTTATCCAGGCGGTAATTCCGGAAATCCAGCAAGTGGAGCAGACGACCATTACTCAGGTGGTGGTGGTGGCGCTGGTGCTAGAGGTACTAGCGGGCCAAACCATGTTGCACCAAGCGGGGCTGCTGCTCATGGCGGCGAAGGTATAATCATTCCAAGTCTTAGCCCTTACTGGTATGCCGGTGGCGGCGGAGGCTCGTGTTACTCTGGAAGCAAAGGCGGCGATGGTGGAAAAGGCGGAGGCGGTGGAGCCGCAGCTGGCGGAAATGGAAATACTGTTGGATACGGCGATACCAATGGCCGCAATGCCGCAGGTAATGGAGCACTCGGTAATAATGCACCAGGCGGAAACGGTGGCGCAAATACTGGAGGCGGTGGTGGAGGAGGCTCTCACTATAACTGGAATAATAAGGGTGGTGAAGGCGGATCGGGAATTATAATAGTAAGATATTTAATATAAAAAACAAATAATCAATAATGAAATACTACAGAAAGTACATGATGAGCAGTCTTGCTCTATTAGATCAAATAAAAGTTGAGACCACCAGCCCGGTTTCTAATCAACCTATCGTAACCTTTACTGAAACGGTACAGGTAATTGGCCCAGTTTGCGAGAGCTGGACAACCACTCCATCTGAACTTGGCCATGATATCCCGGTTTGCGAGACTTGGTCAACCAAGACAGCGGTTGATATTCTTTGGAGTCAAGAACCTCTTGCAAGTTTTGAGTCGTCTGAGGTTTGGCCAGTACCTAATTCTGAACTACACACGTTTGGTAATGCACAAGCTCTCTACAAGAGAGATTACTGTCAGAAATTCGAATGTCCACCTGAAACTCCAATTCATCCGGTCGTTGACTAATAAATAACTTTAATGAAACACATCAAGCTATTTGAGAACTGGTTCCAGGACATGGAAGACCTTGTTAGTCAAGAAAGACGCAAGGAGCGCCATCAATCTGCACCTAAGCAGATGGATGTAAAACCAGTTGACCAAGAGGATGCTGACGAGCCTAAGATTGAGGAGCCAATAGAAACTACACCTAAGCAGGAAGAGCCGCCTGAAGAGCCTAAAAAGGAAGAACCCAAAGATTTCCGTGGCTGGCTAGCTAGTCAAGCTGGAGTCAAGGCAGTTAAGGAGGCTGAAGAGTCTGACCTAACTTCTAAAGGTTGGGCCGATTTAGAAAATGGAGTCTCTGCTAAATGGGAGATCTCAATGGAAGACTATCCTTTCTTGTCAGCAAGTTTCAAACAGGATAATATCGTGATTGAATTCGCTGATGATCCAGCTGGCGATATTGCACGTGAACTCTACAAGAAAACCAGAGAATACGATCCCAAAGCCTGGGCCCAAGCAGTCATCAAAGCTGGCTTGCAGGTACCGCAAACAATTCTGGCTGCAGAGAAAAAGGGCAAGACTCGAATCTCTGATTGGGACGATGCAATTTCTGAAGTAATTACTGACCTATTAGGTTAATCTAATCCCTTTTGGCTAGTATAATATTGGTATGAGTTCAGATAAATAAACTCTGTACAAAAATAAGCACCTGTATCAAATGGATAAATTCGTTAATTGGGGTAATGAAACCCCAGAACAAAAACTAGCTCGTCTTAAATACGAGGAAGAAATGCGAGAATTCGCAATCAACAAGCATATCATGGAAGCTCGTCAAGTTGCCAATCAAGCTGCTCAAGCGGTAGCTGCTGCATCTGGTGGAGGCGGTGGAGGAGAGATCACAACTACTACCACGACTGCTGCTGCAACTACGACAACTACAACTGCTGCTGCAACTACTACAACTACGACAGCTGCTGAAACTACTACAACTACGACAGCTGCTGAAACTACTACAACTACGACAGCTGCTGAAACTACTACAACTACGACAGCTGCTGAAACTACTACAACTACAACCGTTGCTCCGTAATTAATACTGTCATAAATTATGATGAAGGACTCCAATGGAGTCCTTTTTTGTTAGGTTTGGTCCCTGCGAATAAATAACTTTGAAGAAACTCTTAACTCATGCCAAACGGAATCAAGTACACAACTGTTGCAGTCAATAATACATTAAGAAAGGGTAATGCAGCAATCGCAGTCAATGCGGTTGATTATGGACCCACCTCAACAACTGGTTTCTATACTGGTGTAACCCCAAGAGAGGGAGAGTATATTATTTACAGAATGATCTCATCTGGAGGACCCAAAGTATACACGGCTCATGATGATGCTGAAGCAATTAAACTAATTGGAGATATTTTAGGTGGATCATACGGTTCAATTGGAGCTGCTCTGGCTGAAGCAAACGTGACAACTGACCTGCTAGTCATTAGCCGATCACTAAATGATATTCCCACTTCTCAATTAGTAACTGGTTTCGACATACGAAATACCGTGTGTTATCCCAAGACCGCAAGTACAGTTTACGATCTATCAAACAATGGCTATCATTTCTCAGGTGCAAACATGGCAACTGGCCCAACCTATGTTGCAAGTGGGGCTATGGCAAGTAATGCCTATTCTTCTGCACTCAATACTGATTACCATTCCCTGTTTTTTATTTTACAGTTTAAGTCAAGTGGAGCCTATCCTAACGGTTGGACTGGCGGTTGGGAAAAGATATTTGGTTATGAACCAAGCGGCAGTGATCGTAGCCCAGGAATTTGGAGATACCCAAGTCAACGACGAATTCACTGGCGATATGATCCTTCAAATACCGGTTGCGATTTCGGTAAGGACGGTGGGTCTGATTTTGATATTAATACCATGTATTTTGTTGGTGTAACTAAGAACGGCGGCACTGCTAAATCCTATGTTAATGGAGTAGAGGTTGCAGAAAGTGGAGTTTCAAGTCCAAAGGCTGCAGGTGCGTCATCGATGTTCCTGTTTCCATATTACACAACCGATCTTTGCGAGATCAGAGCAATGTATTGTTATGATAGAGTCTTATCTGCTGCAGAAGTTTCTCATCTCTATTATCGTGGCCAAACAGTCACAAGTGATTTATTGATTGCACTAGACTCAGATAATCCAGTATCGCATAAGACAGAATTAGCTTCAACTGCCTGGCGTAACTTAACTGACAATAGTATTGAGTATTCAGGTAATATAATACCAGATATTTCATACCTTAATGATATTAGCCAAATAACAATTTGTTTATTATTGGAAAAGACCTCGTATTTTAATGGCTATGCAACTCATCCAGTAAACAAATGGAATGCTGGATATAATGTCAATGCCTCATTTATCCTATACCACTTTGGTGCAGGTTATGGAAATCCTGATGGGCTGCTTGGCTGGCACGGAACGACTACCAATAACGGCTGGGGTAACCTTGGCGGTTATTATACAATGGACCTACATGAAATTGCACATGTAGTATTAACTTATAACAGCTCAACTGGTGCAGCATTATGGGTCAATGGTGTTCAGCAAGGTTCAAGCGGCCAGACTGGTTTGCTAGGTTCGACTGCCGCTGGCGGAACTAGTGATGTTGGAGTATACGGCCCAACTGAAGCTGGCTATAGCCGAATTCACCAATTACAAATATACAACAGAGCCTTAACTGGAATTGAAATAATTGAAAACTTTAAGGCTGTTGCAAATAAAATAAGAAAGTAATGTATACAATTGAAGAACAAGACGTGAGCACGCTAAACCAAGGACTGGTTGGTGGCAGCTTTCCGCCATTCATAGTTAAAGACTCTAATGGAGCTCCAGTTTATTTTGGCGTAACCAGAGTCGCATGCGAAGAATGGATACAAAATAATACGCAATCTTAACCTTGCCTAACTTAATTAAATATTCTGGTTCCAATGTTACAGGGACGGTTCGCCAAGGCAATGCTGCTCTTGGAGTTAACCGACTAGATTACGGACCCACCTCAACCTCAGGTTTTTATGAGGGTATAACTCCGCCTGATGCAGGTTGGACAATTTACAAGGTGGCTACCGGTGGTTTATCAATGGTGCACTGTGCAAATACTGATGCTGAACTTACTAATTTTGCTACCAAACTAAGCGGTTCTTCAATAACCTCAGTTGCTGCAGCATTGGTATGGGCAGCGGGCGATGCAAATTACCTAATTGTTGACAGAGACTATCCAAATATTGTAACTGATGGTATGGTACTTAATCTTGATGCAGAATTTTGCGCAAGTAATGTTAGAACTGGAACAACTTGGTATGATATTGGAGGTTCAGTTGGCGGTAATGGCGGATTAGCAAATGGAGTTGTCGTATCAAATTACGCAATGCAGTTTGATGGAGTAGACGATTACGTTGCAATTGGTAACCCACTTAATCAGCCTAACCTAACACAAGAATGGACAGTTTGTGCATTTATGAATATCACTTCAAGTGGTGGCCCCAACTACGTGATTCAAGGTTTAAATATCGGGGTCTCTGCAAGTTGGTACGGCGGTCCGCCATTACTCTATGCAAATAGTGGTGCAAACGATTATTATATTTACGGTAGTAGCGCAATTCAAGGAACTGGTTGGCACCACTTAACTTGGAGATTCAAGAACTCAACTAACCTCAGAACAATTTATAAAAATGCAAGAAACTTCACCGGTGGCGGGCCAAATAATACTTCAACACCTTCTGGTCAAGCTGCCACTTGGTATATAGGCCAGAACATGCCGGGTTATATCAGTGGACTCCAAGTTTATAACCGGGTCCTAACTGATACTGAGGTTGAACAAAACTATTACAAGGGAAATATTTACCAAACTGGACTAACCGTATACTATGATTTTTCCAATATGGTTAGCTATCCAAAAACAAGTGATACGGTCTATAACCTTGTTGATAAGGACACGATTAACTGTACTCTACGTAATGGAGTTGGATTTTATGAACAAAACAGTGGAATCCTATCATTGGATGGAGCTGACGATTGGTTAAGAATGAATACTGTTGTTAATACCAATAGCAGTAACACAACCGTTTCTGCCTGGATTAAAACTACACTATACGGCAGAATGGGAGTTGTTTCAAACGCATCAGGCGGCCCAGTTAATTTAGGGTACTCCATCTATGATGGTCGACTTGAGTACTGGAACTATGATGGGGCTTGGCAAACAAATGGCGGTCTTGCAAGAGTCAATGACGGCAAATGGCATCATGTAACTTGGGTAAATGAGGCAGGTCAAATGTCATTCTATATTGATGGTATCCTTGATACTTCAGTTGGAGTGTCTAGTACAGCAGGTCCTCTTAATATTATTGGTTCACTGTGGGGTCCAGGCGATGGATCCTATGGTAATAATCAATTCAACGGCCAGATTGCAGCAGTTATGATCTACAAGGACAGTTCGCTTAATGCAGACCAAGTTTACCAAAACTATATTGAAACAGCTTATCGATTCAAGGAACCAACCTATGTAACTGAGGGTCTTATCATGCACTGGGATCCAGGCGATTTACGGTCTTATCCTGGTTCAGGTACAACAATTTACGATATTTCAGGCCATGGCAATCACGGTACATTAGTAAATGGAGTCGGTTACAGTTCAGATGCTGGTGGAATACTAACGCTTGACGGTTCAAATGATTACGTGGATGCCCCATCTCCAAATTTAACCAGTACCAATTACACAGTAATGGGAGCAGGTAGATACGCCAGTATTGGCGGTCGATTAATATCGGCTCGTAGTAATAATTGGTTAATAGGATTATGGTCCACCACTACTGGAAATTATTATGCCGAAGGCTGGGTTTCATCAGTCGCGGCAGGAGCAAGCGATACCAGTTGGAGAATATGGGCTGCTACTGGAGATATAGGTGGTGACAGTTATGCAGTGTATATTAATGGGTCCTCAACCTTTACGTCTATTGCAGGTTCACAGGGACCTAATGGATTTTCAATAGGTCGATATGGTCCAGGTAATAGTGAATACAGTAATAGTAATCTTAGTGCTCTATTAGTATATGATAGAGTCTTGACACAAGCTGAGGTTTTACAAAACACAAATTACCTGAGACGTAGATACGGCATCTAATAAAATTATAAAGATAATAAATGGCAAATGGAATAAAATATGGAACCACAGCTCAGGACGGAGCCTTACGCAAGGGCAATGTGCAGTTTACAGTTTCACCAACTGAGTTTGGACCAAGCTCGGCAAGCGGATACTATGCAGGTATTAATCCTCCATCTGGTGGGTACGTTGTGTATAAGGTGGTAAATGGTGGAACTCCAATAATTTTTGGAGCACCAACAAACGATGCCCTAGTTTACATACTTAGGCAGTTAACTGGCACAGCATATAGCTATCCATCTGAAGCAATGAATGACGTTGCAACCAATCATCCAACTATTTTAGTCATGAATAAGAATTTTCCGCCAATGATAACCACTGGTGCTCAAGTCGTATTGGACGCGAGCTTTACTGGGTGTTATCCACTAGAAGATCTTAAATTTTATAATATTGGAGCAGGACAAGGCTATGCAGATTTAGTAAATGGCCCAACTCTTGATAATAATGTTGCATTTGTAACTGACGGAGGTGACGATGATATCCGAATTAGCGGAAATCTTGGAGCTGGCAGTACAGCAACTGTTGTACTATGGGCCCGAACTACTGACCCCCAACTTCTGTGGTTCAGCGGGCAGACTACAAGTTATTATCTAGCGGCATCATATTATGGAGGAGGCTGGTACAGTGGTTCAGCAGGCAGCCCATCATATTATGTCGATACCCAAGCCTCTAGCTCACCGACTGCACCAACTCCTATGAATGATGATCGGTTCCACATGCTTGAAGCAAAGAACGTGGACTTGAGTGGTTGGCTTGATAACCATATTTTTAGTTATGTAGGGGCTGGAGGCGGAGCTTGGAACACTGCAGGTTTTATCTCGAAATTTGCAATATACACTTCACCACTTACACTAGCACAGTCTCAATTTAATTACTATGGCGGTTATATGCCAAAACCGGACGATTTGGTAATGGCAATAGATGCTGGTAATATCTTATCATTTGATAGTACAACATCAGGTCTTGACAAGTACGAGGTTGCTAACTTAAAAACCAAAACCGAAATTGGTTCACTAGTTAATAGTACTTCTTTCTATCTTGGGAATAATCAAGGCCAATGGGTGTTTGACGGAGTTGATGATTATATTTCTCTCGGTAATACTGCCAACTTAGGTACTGGCGATTTTACGATTAGTGCATGGGTAAAAATCGGAACTGCACCTGGCAATACTGGCCATTACAAAGGAATCGTTAATAAGAAACCAGCTGGTGGATACGATGCAGGATACTCGTTATATTATAATACAGGTTATGAACAATTCTTATGGTCAACCGCAGATGGTGCATCAGCTGTTGAAATTTGGAGTAGTAATACATTTGCTAGACTACGTGGAACATGGGCTCATGTTGTAATGGTTAGAAAAGCTGGAGCTTCTCCAAGTCAAGGTTACTTCTACGTTAATGGAGTTTACGAATCAATTACCTCAAGCCCATCAATTGTTAACGTGAATAATGGCAATGCTTTAGTAATTGGTGGAGGAACTACTGGTTCTGGCGGATTCTATTTAGATGGTTCAGTTGCGAGTGTTCAAATTTGGCCAGTCGCTTTATCTCATGAAGAGATTGTTGGTCTCTATAATTCTAATAGGGATCGTTTCCAACCAGTCAATGCAAGCGGCGGAACGATTAGCACAGCTAATGGTTATAAGATTCATACCTTTACTGGAGACGGCACATTCACTGTAAACAATGTTGCAGGTGGATACGCTCAAGTTGAAGTGTTGGTTGTTGCTGGAGGCGGAGGCGGTGGAGGTTCTACTGCGGGCGGTGGCGGTGGCGGTGGTCTTGTTTATCAAGCCTACACCGTAACTCCTGGAGCCTATGCAGTTACTGTTGGAGCAGGAGGTAGCGGCAGTCAAGTTAACGATATAGGTAGCCCAAATAATACGAATGGTGCAAACTCAACTTTTGGTATAACCACTGCGCTGGGTGGAGGATATGGTTTTAGCGGCCGACCTAGCGGCAGCCGTGTTGCAAGCAATGGTGGATCAGGCGGTGGCGCTGGATATTATTCAGGTAATGATATTCTAATAAGTTCGCCAGGTTCAGGCACAGCCGGTCAAGGTTATCCAGGCGGAACAGTCAGCCCAACCGGAAATTGGGGTGGAGCAGGTGGAGGAGGAGCCAAAGGTCCAGGTGGAACTAATTCAGATGATTTCTCATTAAGATTCGGCGGACCTGGTGTTGGTTCAGATATTTCAGGTACTCTAGCTTATTATGCTGGAGGCGGTGGAGGCGGTGTTACTGCTGGTGCCAGTGCTTCTCCTGGTGGAATCGGTGGTGGAGGCGCAGGAGGTAGTGGTAGTCCAACCGTTCCACAAGCTGGAACTGCAAACACTGGTGGCGGTGGAGGCGGTGGTGGATACTACCAATATTATGGCATAACCGGTGGAAATGGCGGTAGCGGAATAGTAATAGTAAGATACAGAACCTAATTAAAAAAACAAGTATAATAAAACATGGCACACTTTGCAAAATTAAACAATGACAATCTAGTAGTTCACGTGTCCGTTGTGGATAACGTAAATTTACTTGATGAAAATGGAGTTGAACAGGAATCGGTAGGTATCTCTTATCTAACCCAGATTCATGACTATTCAAATTGGAAACAAACTTCATATAACGGAAATATCCGTAAGAGATTCGCAGGTATTGGATACATATACTATCCTGAACTAGACGCGTTTATTTCACCAAAACCCTATCCATCATGGTCTCTTGACGAGACTCTATGCGATTGGATTGCACCAACACCAAGACCAAGTGAGGGATCTTACTCATGGAACGAGATCACTCAATCATGGGATGAACTTCCTAACCCAACTAACCCACTCTAAAAAAATAACAACCAATTAAAATGCAAGTATTCGAATCAAGACAGTACCTAGTTTTCGCAGTAAGCGAGATCAGCGAGGTAGACTTTACTCAAGTCCTAGAGACTTCAGCTGACACCGTTCGCAAATCAGTAGACGGCACAAAAACCTTTATCAAATGGGACGGCGAGACTCAACCGGCTTTCGTTGAGACCCTAAGCACTAAGGAAGGTCCTTACACCCATTCTGAAATGTTAACTCTATTAGCAACTGAAGTATGGACGGACCCTAATGGGGCAATGCCTATTCCTCAGCAAAACTAAAAATAAAGCTTCCAATTGGAAGCTTTTTTAGTATAATAGGAAATTAATAACAAATAAAAATTTAAACAAATGAAAAGTTGGAAAAGAACTGATTGGTTAATTATAACTATCATGACTGTCTGGATTATTGGAGTCTTATTCATTGTGATTAATTATGCTGATTAATCATGAAAGTAACCGATAGGGTAATTGAAAAATTTTGGGGCACCGGTAATGGATTTACTGTTGCTTCAATTAAAAGATTCGGTGGAGTTGTTATCAGTGAGGACGTACTCAATGAGGCCCACTACCGATCGTTAAAGGTTGCCATTCGAGTTAGAGATACCCAAAAGGAATTTGAAAACGAACTGCACATGATCAATTACTTAATGAGATCGTGTTACTGGTCATGGTGTGAAGCAACTCGTAAATGGTTTGAAGGCGATGGATACAATGTTATTAATGAAACTGCTCTTATACCTAAATGGGCAGATGAAGACTATCGACCAATTTATACTGAACTTACTGACGAACAACCTGAAATGTCAATTAATAAATTGGGAGAGCTTGCAATTAATCTGATTCGAATAAAGTATGATGACCTTGCAGCTGATGTTTGCAGAGAACATTTTGTTAAGGGTTTACCAGTCAAAGAAGTAATTCAAAACTTAGGCATGAGTGACGGTATGGTCCGTGCCAGAATCCGAGTAATTCACAACTATTTAAGATTAAAGTTTAAAGATCATGCAGTTGAACATGGTTTCAGGGATCTAACTAGTAATTCAAAACGGCCAACTGCCTGGGCCAGATAACCAACCAATACTCAATATTAGTATATTATATTTTTAATAGAGTTGTATGGAAAACACGTTAACTAAAAGGGAGATGTTTGCAATGGCTGCAATGCAGGCAATGCTAATGGACCATACTCATGCAGTCTCAATCATTCCGGAACTTGCCGTTGAGGCAGCTGACGCTTTGATTAAGGAGCTTGAGACCACGTCTCCTGAGCAGAAACCTGAGTAATCAGGTGATGCCTACTAAATCAGAAGGGAACCTCAACGGGGTTCCCTTTTTTGGTATAAATAACCTATATGAAGCACGTTAAACTATACGAAAGCTGGCTAGATGATTGGACCGCTGGTGATTCAGAAATGGTATCCCTTGGGCTTGGCAGCGGTAATCCATTTGACCTTATAAAAGCTGCAGCACCTGCAGTCATAAAGATTGCCAATACCTACAAGAACTTAGTTGGTCGACCTGATTGGATTGAAGTAATGGGCAAGCACCCTGAAACCAGCTGGATCAAGCAGGTTTGCGATACTCCTGGAGTCAAGAAACTTTTACAGGCTGGACTTGTACTAATAAGTAAACCAGTTCAATTAGCCAATGCTAATCTGGTCTTTGCTAAACCCGGTATGCTAGATCGATATGATAATTATGCAATTGGTATTTTCCTAGCGACTGCCAAGATTAGAAGAATGCCACCGACCAGATTTAAACATCAGGACGTAACTGTTAAGCAGTTTGACGGTTATCAACCTCTTGAATTTTTCAATACGGCAGCAGATTGGATTGTAACTAACATTGACTTAACCTCAAGAGACTTTGCCTCTAATAAAACAGTTGCGGCTGCTGCAAAGAAAATTGAAGTAAAAGATCAAGCCTTTCAATTTGTTAGGGACCTATTTACTTCACGCGGAATAAACCGAACTGATGATCAAATCAAGGCCTTGCCAACTGAGCTCGCTTATAATAATGCGGCTGGCGAACTCAAAAAATTTATGGCAGAGGTTAAACGTCTTAACCGGACCTCAAGCCAACTTATTTTACCAATACGATATACTGGAAGTCCACTTAACCAGGATCAAATCAACAACATGTCAGATCTAGCATTGGCTTGGGTAGGTAGCCACATCTTTTTTGGTGAGGTGACCGACCTATCTAATTTTAATTTTATAACAAATGCTCCAGGTTATGAAATCGAGTCAGCCTCAGTCTCAAACAGTTTACCACTTAAGGAAATTATTAGACCTGACCTACCATTGGTCAGATTTGCAATTTACGGCTGGGACAATCCAGATTTTCACGTTGAACTAACTACTAAAAACTTTACAATTGGCCGAACTCGAGTTTCGCCAAAAAGAATAACCCTTGATTTGGCAGGTCATTCGCAAGGATCCATTGACTTATCAGCAGGTGTAGAGGATTTAAGCATATTTTCAGAAGTAGGGTCAAACCTTACTATTAAGTTTCAATCGCCATTTCCTGAAATTAAATTGAATGGTGAGGCAGTCGACACAAGCGTTGCTAGTCAAGGTTACTCTAACTTCTACCTAAATCTTGTGGTATAATAACCCATAAAGACAGGGTAAATGATCGCAGAGAATAGGAAAGCCAGACACGAATACGAATTTTTAGAGAGATGGACCGCGGGTATTTCGCTTACTGGATCGGAGGTCAAGTCTATTAAGGCAGGTAATGTCGATTTTACCGGAGCCTGGTGCGAGCTAAGACAGGGCCAGTGTTTCCTAAGAGAGTTATACATCAAAGAATCTGCATCTGCGTTTTCACATTCGGGTAAGCGAGAGAGGACTCTACTCTTAACTAAAAAGGAACTAAAGAAGCTGGATAAGATGATGGACAAGGGACTCACAATCATTCCAGTATCAATCTTCGTTAACCCTAAAGGTTTAATTAAACTCTCAATCGCCTTGGCCAAAGGTAAGAAGCTTTGGGACAAGCGCCAATCACTCAAGGAACGCGATCAAGCTCGCGAAACTCAAGCCGTTTTTTAGAATAATCTAAAAACCAAGTGCTATTAAATATGTACAATACAGTTATGAAAGATATTGCCCTTTACTTAATAATCGGTATTCTATGGGGAGGCCTAGTTGAATACCTAGATACAAAACAAAAAGACCGCAAGGTGGCTAAGTCATTTATTGCAAGACTTGTAATCATCCTAACCTGGCCGATTACTCTATTCATGTCAATTCTTGGTTTTATTCAGCGAGCTCTATTCGAGAAATAATATGTCAAAAACAATAGTCGTACAGGAAAGGTTTAGAACTAACGAGTTAAGTCTTAAGCCTGGAGGTTACACAGTAACTGTAGTTTACAAGAACCACACACAACGGGTTTATACTAATGTAAAGAACCCAACCGCCTATATTAGGTCAATCGCAAAGGACGAGACAATCGTGCAAGCCCTAGTTGATGGTGAAGTGTACTGGACCCGATAAATAAAATAAACTTTTAAATCTATATGATTGACAAACCAGTAACTGGTAGAAATGCCTCATTCCTAAAAGTCCTAGAGATTTTACGTAATACGTATGGCGAAACCCCAATTAATATCGTTGAGACAGGTTGTATTCGAGGAACTGGCGAGGTAAGCAAAATGGGAGACGGTTGGAGTACCTTTAACTGGGAATTCTATGCAAAACAAACTGGTTCAACCGTGTATGTGGTTGATATAAATGCAGAGCATATTAAAAGATCTCAAGAGATTGTGCCAGAGAGCGAGCTTGTTAAATACACGCTTAGCGATTCAGTTGCCTACCTACAGAACTTTGATAAAAAGATTGATCTACTTTTCCTAGATAGTTTTGACTATTGTGGAGATGAGGAAAACGTTCGCGCATGCCATAACCATTCGCTTAATGAAACGATTGCTGCATGGGATAAGTTAAACGACCAGTGCTTTATTCTAATTGACGATGTCTTTAATAGTGCATGGGAAGGTAAAGGCAAGTTAACAATACCGTACCTGCTTGAAAATGGATTTACCTTAGATTACTTTACTGATCAACAAGCTTTATTAAGAAGATGAAGTACTTCGACTATTTTGACGGAGCTTTCTATATAAATTTAGAAAGTCGTCTTGACCGTAGGGAATCATTCGAGGCCAAGGCTCTTGAAGCTGGCTTGGTAATTCCTAGATTCCAGGCAATTGCATTTGGCCCAGATGAGGTAGTAAAAAATCCAGAAGATCCTAATTGGCATAAAAAAGTTAGTAGTGCAGCCTCTCATCAGGAATGCATTAAAATCGCAAAGGCTAATGGTTGGGATACATGTCTCATATTTGAAGACGACTGTATTTTCATAGATGATTTCATGAGCAAGGCCAAAGCGTGTATCTCTAATCTAAAGGCAGTGGACTGGGACATGTTCTTTTTTGGCGGAGAGCCTGCAAGTCCATGCAAACCAGTTACTCAGAATATTGTAAGGACTGATGGAGTTTACGGAGCGCATGCCTATGCAATTAATAGTCGATTCTATGATACTGTACTCTCGTATCCAAATGACCGTAACTTAATTGACATTATCTACATTCACTGTTCAACCTTTAGTAAAAAATTCTATTTAGCTAAGGAGCTATTAATTTGGCAAGACGATGATCGTTACCCATCTGATCTGTGGATTAAATCAGGTAGCGAGAAAATCTATCGTGACGCCTACCAAAAATACGTATTATGAAAAAACTAAGTTTTGTCTGCACAACATTTCGCAGGTACCGTTGCGTTGAGCGCATTATCGAACAGTACCTACAACAGGATTACCGAAACTCAGAATTAATTATCTTTAATACTGACGAGCAGAATCCATTTAGCCTGGATTCAAGTCTTGAACACTCAAATATAGTTGTTGTTAATAACGGAATTGACTATGAAACCGGATTGGCTTACACCAATCGAGGTTCAATCTGCCGAGATGCAGTCACTCATGCAACTGGCGACTACTTCATGCTAGCTGATGACGATGATATTTACTTGCCATGGCATTTCAGACAAGCGGTGGAAGGTATTACCTCAAATGGTAAGGACTCATGGAAACCTGAAGAGAGTTTCTTTGCAACTCATCACAAACTTGAAATGGTACGTAATACAATGGAGGCATCAGTAATAGTTAAGATGGCTAGAATCAAGGAGATTGGATTTAGAACTGACTTGACCGGATATGAAGGTTTAAGCTGGTACACCAAGCTTAGGGACGAGGGTCAATTGAACGAGCATACCAAGGAATATATTCCATCTTATTGTTTTAACTGGTCCGACCCATCTGAATTAGCTGGCCATAAGCAGAGCGGAGACATTGACAATCCTGAAAATTTTAATAACCATAAGCTGGGTTCAAATGATATTTCGAACAAGCCTTTAAATCGTTGTGGTCTTCAAATTATCACCGAGTGTTACAGTAAGTACTATAATTACCTAAGATCCCATGCAGAAAGGTTCGACCCGGTTCTCTGGGATAAATACGTAAAAACTTACGTCAGCTAAATATTTGGCTGATAAATAACCTAGATGAAACACTTAAAACCTTATAGCTCTTTTATAACTGAGGGCCAGTTTTACAAAGGCGAATTAAATCCAGTATTTTGGCAGGACGGCAAGTTTGATCCTGAAACCCGTACTAAACTATTGCAAATCGCAACCGATTTCTATACTGACCTTAAGGTCGAGGCCCCAATTATTGACATTCACCTGACCGGTTCCCTAGCTAACTTTAACTGGACTGAACACTCTGACTTGGACGTTCACGTTCTACTTGATTTTGAACAAATCGGAAGCGACGTTGACATGGTTAAAAAAGCAGTTGACGGCTTAAGATTCATTTGGAATCTAAGACACCCAGTTAAAATTAAAGGTTTTGATGTTGAACTCTATGCTCAAGATCATAATGAACCCCACGTTGCATCAGGTCTTTATTCATTGCTAAAAGACGAATGGATAATTGAACCCAAACCTACAGAGCCACAGATTGATGAGAATGATGTTTTACGTAAAGTTGAAGCATATAAGGTTGAGATTGAAGAACTTGAAAAGGAAGTTGACAACACTGACTCTACTCAAGCTCGTGAAGCTCAAGACCGTATCTCTGCCCTAAAGCAAAAGATAATGAAAGCTCGTAAAGAGGGTCTTGCTGCAAACGGCGAGTTCTCAATTGAGAATCTAGTATTTAAACAATTACGGAATGACGACTTTTTAGAAAGATTAATAAATCTAGGTGCAAAAGCCTATTCACATATCTACTCAGATCCAGCGGATTCGTTAGATGACGATGAACGAGTAAACGAAGCTGGGCCCAACCCAGGAAAAGGTAGTACCATATTGGTTCTTGGTCCTGAAGTAGAGGGTAAGAAGAGACTGTTTTTATTCTATGCTGAATACGTAAATCAAGTAGAACGAAACGGTTGGAAAGTAAACATGGCCGGTCTAGGTCAACCATTTCATGTAACCAACCATGAAGGTAGACTAGTTGCAAGACCAGTTAATATGTCAGCTCAAGCTCTTAAGAAATTTGCAGGCCTAACCAGCAATAATGTTGTGCTAAACTCTAAGACAAAGACTCCATACTGGCACCAAACTGTCAATTATACAAATCATACTGCCCTACTCAAGGACATGGCTTCTCAAATTATGGGAATTCCAGGAGTAGAATTTAACTAAGTCTCCTAGACTTTTAGTATAATAGTACCATGCGAAAGACTCTTCTTGCGCTGATGCTACTGTTGTCAGTATCAGCCAAATCTCAAATTGTAATTGACCAGGCCGGAGACGACTGGCGGTCGCTAGCTGATTCTGCCCTGATGCTAATCAAGGCTAATTCACCCTATTATTATAATAATGTATTGCAATCCTGTGATACAATAAGTTTCTTTAATGCAAACTTCTCAAGCAATGCTGGAGACAAAGACACTAAGGGTACAATCTTTATCTCAGCAAACGACGTTAAGCTAGGCATACAGAATATGGCTGCCGTAATTGTGCATGAAAGCATTCATTTAAGAATTACTCAACAGGGAATTTGGATGTGGCATAAAGATGAAGAACGTTTGTGTTACACTTATGAACTTAACTTTTTGCATAAATTAGAAAAACCTGAAAAGTGGTTAATCGAGCACGCTGAAACCCAAATAGAAAAATATAGGTAAAACCTTTTGGCTCTTTACAAATACAATAGATCAATATGGCAGTTAACAAAGAAATAGGTAAGAAATACCAGTTGCTCGACGAGATTGAGCACGTTCTCAAAAGACCTGGCATGTATATTGGTTCAACAAAACCACATACAGCAAATGAATGGATCTTACAGGATGGTGTCTACGAAAAGGAAGAATTAACCTACAATCCAGGTTTTCTTAAATTATTTGATGAGATCATTTCAAATTCAGTAGACGAACACAAACGTTCAGGTAAAATAAACACCATTAAAGTAAACGTTACTCAAGACAGTATTACTGTATGGGATAACGGCGGAATTCCAGTAGTTCAACATCCGCAACATAAGGTTTGGATTCCAGAATTAATCTTCTCTAATCTTAGAGCAGGTTCCAATTTCAATGACGATGAAGGCCGTACTGTTGCTGGAACCAATGGAGTTGGTGCATCTCTTGTAAATATCTTCTCAAAGAAGTTTATAATTGATACAGCTGATGGTAAGAACCGCCTGCTTCAGATATTTACTGATAACATGGCTAAAAGAACTCAAGCCAAAATTTCAAAGAGTTCTCAAGGCTTTACTGAAATAACTTACGTACCTGATCTTGCTCGTTTTGAAATGACTGAGATTAATGACTCTCATTGGAAGATGATGCGTAAACGCGTAATTGATATTGCAGCCGCAAATCCAGGTCTTAAACTTGAATTCTGTGGAGAGAAGTATCGATTCAAAACATTTAAAGAGTATGTTGATCTTTATGTAACTGATTCCATTTGGGAAAAGTCAAAGGACTGGGAATTTGCAATGGGAGTTTCAAAAGACGGGTATCAATCTGTTTCTTTCGTGAACTCAATTCAAACCAAGGACGGTGGAACCCATGAAACCTATATTATTAATCAGGTAATTGAATATTTAAGAACCATGATTAAAAAGAAACATAAGGTTGATGTTAAACCATCTGAGATTAAGAATCACATGTTTCTTTTTATAAACTGTACTGTAATTAATCCAGCGTTCTCTTCTCAAACCAAAGAGAAATTAATTACTGAAGCAAAAGATTTTGGTACAAAACACGATGTTACTGAGAAGTTTGCAAAGGCCGTATTTTCCTCTGAAGTAATTCAGTCTCTACTTGATTGGATAGAACAAAAGAAGAATGCAGAAGAGAGAGCCGAACTTCGTAAATTAAATAAGTCATTATCAAACACTAAAGTATTAAAGCTAATTGATGCAAAGGGCAAAGACCGTAATAAATGCGTGTTGGGAATATTCGAGGGTATGTCAGCTCTTTCAGCAGTTCGTAAGTTTAGAGATCCTCAGAACTTTGGAGCATTTCCATTAAAGGGTAAGTTTCTAAACGTTAGTGAGATGACAAATTCTGGAGTCATTCAGAACGATGAGGTTGTTCAGTTAATGGCTTCATTAGGAATTAAATTAGGAGAGGAACCAAAGGATCTAAGATATGGCAAGGTGTACATCTATACTGATGCAGATCCGGATGGAGACTCAATTGCTGCTCTACTGATAAACTTCTTTAATAAGTATTGGCCAGAACTATTTGATCAAGGCAGAGTATTTAAAGTAATGACCCCGTTGGTTGTTGCAAAAAAGGGTAAGGACGTAAAACCATTCTATTCAAATGAAGAATACTCTGAATGGGAAAAGAAAACTGGTGCAAAGGGTTGGGACGTTGAATACAAGAAAGGTCTTGCTGCACTGGAAAACGTTGAGTACAGAGATATTATTCATAGCCCAGTGCTAGTTAAATTACAGAACGATAAACTATACAAAGACAGCTTAAGCGATTGGTTCGGCTCAGACTCTGAACCTCGTAAGGAGAAATTACTTAAACTTTCAATATAATGGATAATAAAACCTTAATGATTCAGGAGTTTGAAAAACTCAAGGGTCAATTTGTAATCACAGCTTCATGGGAAATAGAAAGACTTGTTGCAATAGGCGAGGACGAGCAAGATTACTACTACATAACGTATAACGGTCGTAAACTGACATGGAATACTGGGGTCGGTAAGCTAGTACCTCTCAAAGGCAAGTTAGACGATGTAGACTACAATGAATTTGTTAGGCTTGCTAGACTTAATCATCTTGATCAAGCTACCCTATGGGGTAATCCTGAGTCTCTAGAGTCTAAAGTGGCAGCAGAGGCTCACATGCTTGAAATACTAACCGCAATTGGCGAAACTGATTTCTTTTTAACACCAGTTTGCTTTGACCTAAATTAAGTATAATATTAACGAATGACACAATTAAAGAATAGTAAAACAGTTACCGAGTACTTGGATCAGGATTATGCGATGTACGGCATGTACACGTTAGAAAACCGAGCGATCCCTTCAGTAATTGATGGTTTCAAACCTACTCAACGTAAAATCATTTATATCTCTGATAAAGTTTGGCGTAGTGGTAATGAGAAGCCCCTAAAGATATTTCAATTAGGCGGTAAGATTGCAGCTGATGCTCACTATCATCATGGTGATGGTTCACTTAATGGTGCAATCATTGGAATGGCTCAATCATTTAAGAACTCTCTACCTTTATTAGAAGAGATTGGTCAGTTTGGATCCCTAAGATCTCCTGAAGCTGGTGCTGCTCGTTATATTTCTACTAAGTTAACTGGTAATTTTAGACTCCTTTACAAGGATTTTGAATTGCTAGACAATCAAGTAGAAGAGGGTAATGTTATTGAACCTAAATTTTTCCTACCAATTATTCCAACCGTCTTATTAAACGGAAGTTCTGGGATTGCAGTAGGTTTTGCAACCAATATCTTAAACCGTAATCCATTAGATCTAGTTGATGCATGTATTAAGGTACTTGATGGTAAGCGCGTTGGTAAACTTTTACCTTGGTGGAGAGAATATACTGGTCCAGTTGAATTGGTACCCGGTACCAATCAATACATTATGCGAGGAGTCTATGAAATTGTAAATACGACTACTGTAAATATTACTGAGCTACCGCCATCGATGACTTTCCAAAAGTATGAAGCTCATTTGAATTCTCTACAAGATAGAGGCATCATTTACTCGTATGACGATAATTCAGCAAATGGTATTAATTACACAATCAAATTTGCAAGAGCAACCTTATCAGACTTGATTAATCGAGGTAAGCTTGATCAAACCCTAAAAATGGTCGAGACTGAGACTGAGAACTTAACTTGCCTAAATGAGAAAGGTAAGTTAACCATCTTTGAAGATGTTGCATCAGTCGTGGACTACTTTGTTAATTTCAGATTAGATTTCTATTCTAAACGTAAAGCCTTCTTAATTAAGAAATACGGAGAAGAATTAGTTTATCTTTCTAACAAAGCTCAGTTTGTAAAGCTTATTATAGATGGCAAGTTAAAGATTAATAATGTTCAACGTAAAGAAATCATTCTCTATTTACAGACTGCTAATTTTGATGAGGTGAATGGTTCGTATAACTACTTATTAAATATGCCGATTCACTCCTTAACCAAGGAAACTTACGAACAATTACTAAAAGAGGTTGCTGAAAAGAAAGCTGAATTAGCTGAGATCAAAAAGAAGGAGCCAATTGATATGTACAGAGAAGACTTAGCTGACCTAAAGAAAAATTTAAAAGCAACTATAAAATAGTATGGACTCAATCGAAATATTAAACTTTGAAGGCCCAGTGCTTCAATTAGTAAAAGACGACTCAGGCCTGAGCATAACTGATCAATGGAATAAAACAATTGCTCGCGTAACAGTTAAGGGATTAATCGCATTCATTGATGGAGAAATCTCAATCGCTGATTCAAGCGGTAGAATTTGGAACTACCCAATTCAATCACCAGAAGCCAAGGTCAGTCTAAGCAGACTTATAGGATTCGCAGTAGAGTAATGATGGAACTTATCACAACATATATTTGCAAGAAAGGAGACATCGGAGTCCATGACAATATGTTCGGCGGCACAATCCTTTCAATTATTGACGATGCCTCAGCTGCGTATGCTTCGCAAATTTGCGATACGCAAAGAGTTGTCACCTTAAAGATAGATGAATTGGTTTTTAAGAAGCCAGTTAAGATTGGTAATATCATAAAGGTCTACGCTGAGGTCAAGGAATTCGGAAACACATCAGTAACTATGTACATTGAGGTTCGTAAGCATAATGTTTACACAGGTCTGCAAACCGTAGTTACACATACGAATATTAAGTTCGTACGAATAGATGACGAGGGTAATCCCCTATCAATCAGCGAAAGAGTTAAGGAGAGATATGCTGAACGCATGAGCGAATTTGGCAGAGCTCTACTTACTCCAGAAGAAATGTTAAAGAAAAAAACAAATTCCAAAAAGCAATAATGAACTACAAAATTTTCTCAGTTGACGGCTCGCAATTAGCCCAAAAAATTGCTAACAAAATAGATTCTGATAATGTTGATCAGATCTTGGGAACCTTAAAAATAGATAAGTTCTCAGATGGGGAAATCAGTCCACAGTTCATGGAGTCAGTTAGAGATCAAAAAGTGTTTTTAGTTTCCAGCACAACTTCACCAGAGAAAATGATTACTCTATTACTTGCAATCGATGCAGCTAAAAGAGCGTCAGCCTCTGAAGTAATTTTAGTTTTACCTTACTTTGGATATTCTCGTCAAGACCGTAAGGAAGGAACTCGCGGAGCAATTGGTGCAAAATTAATGGCTGACCTATTACAAACGGCTGGAGCAGATCGGTTGATTGCAATTGATTTGCATGCTGAACAGATTCAAGGATTCTTTGATATTCCAGTTAATATGATTCCAGGTCATATAGCATTCTCTTCATTTGTTAGACGATTACCAGCAGATGACTACTGTATTTGTTCGCCTGATGCAGGTGGAGTAAAGCGAGCTAGCAAATTCTATCAAAAATTTTTGTATAAGTTTCCAAACACCCATTTTGCAATGCTGTCGAAACTTAGGGATAAACCAAATTCAATTGAACGAATGGATCTTATTGGAGATGTTAAGGATCGCCACGTAATCTTAGTAGACGATATGATTGATACTGGCGGAACCTTAGTAAATGCAGCACGCTTGTTAAAAGAAGGCGGTGCAAAGAAAGTAACAGCAATGATTTCGCACGGAGTCCTATCAGGTGTAGGCCATGACCGTATTGCTGGGTCAACCGACTTAGATAAATTAATAATCACAGATTCAATCGAGCAAATTGACAATCCTAAAATACAGGTCGTAACTTGCTCAGCTGCGATTGCTGCGGCAATTGAAGCAATGGTTAAATCAATTTCAATGGACAATCACTTAGAAACAATTTAACTCACATGATAACACAAGACATCTTAGACTCTTTCGTTTACGAAACACTAGACGGAGAATTCCACGTAACTGACCCAACTGAATTTGATCAAGTAGTACCAGGCGGTCCATTCAAAACAAAAGAAGAGGCAGAGAAAGCCTTTACTGACTATGTTAAATTACAAGGAGTTAACTTCGAGTAATTAGAAATTACACTTTACCATTAATGAAGCGGTCTCCTGTGAAGGGCTGACCGCTTTGTTTAGGTAATGAGGATAGCCTTGATAGCTAATTGTGTATAGAACACCAAGTTCAATCACCGTATTTAATTTAAAGGATATTGAATTGGTACTACGTAAATTTAAGTTGTCATTGAAACTTACATCTCTAGTTGAAAAAACTGCAGGTTGAAATAAAGTTACGGATGAAGTTTTAAATATGCCCTTAACGTATTCAAACTTAAATCGAGTTGAGGCTCTAACTGTAAAATTATTCTTTGAGACAGATTCACTTGACCAGTAATATTCAGGTAGTATAACTTCTGATATAACAACATCAAAACCCCTAGCCTTAATAATTGAATGGCCTAGTCCAAGACCTAATGAGCCCCTTAGTCTAATCTTTCTTAGATAAGATTTCTCGTCTTCAGTAAATGCCATTAGCTTCCATTTACCTAATTGCTTGGTAATGCTACCAGTTCCATATAGTTCGTTTTCGTATAGGTTAAGAGTGTTCTTACCATACGCCGACTGTTCGCTCCAACGATAGGTTGAGACCCAAGCATACTGGTACTTTCCAGCATCCTTTTTTAGATCAGCTTTAAGAGTAACTCCAACTGAACTAAAGTTTCCCCTGGAACCATCGGCTCCAAGGGAAAGTGATTTAGTTGTTTGAGCACTACTTAATTGAGCTGATAGTATTACTATTATCAGTATTAAGTATTTCACGGTTGATATTATTTTACGACGATGAATATCAACAATTACTTCAATAGAGCGTAATACTCATTAAAGTGTTTAATACGATCATCAAGCCCGATTGTTCCACCATTTACTCTTTTAGTAACAGCAGTTACAGTAGCAGTGTCTGCTCCTTTATCACAAATAGACCAAAGGCTATTATTGTTAAAGAAGAAAGCAGCTGACATTAATGGGTATTTAGTTGCAACCAAATCAGGACTAGCTAAAATATCTTCGCTAACGGTTTTATCGAAAGCAGCATAGTTTGATTTTCCAGTCAATTGGATATAACCACGACCGCGGAATTTAAAACCTTCGCCTGAAGCTTCGTCACCATTACCCATACGAGAAGAGTAAACGCGGTTAGCTATTTTTTCAGGTTGACGAGCATAAGATTCATTTAGCGCACCTGGGAAGTACTTAGGGAAAATTCTTTTTAGACCGTCCGCTCCGTAATTTAAGTTTTCAGATACTGCTTTAAACCCGCCACTTTCGTGTCCACACTGAGAAAGGAAATGTGCTAGTCTTAATGGAGTAGTAATATTGAATTTAGCAGCAGTATCAGGAATCTGTGCAATTACTGCATCAGGCACATGACCTTTTAGGTTTGCAAGTTTGAACCCGCTTGCTGGAATAGCTGCAGCTGGGGCAGGAGTAGCAGCAACTGGTGCAGCTTCACCCATCATTTTTGCCCAAGAAGATGGACCAACAATACCATCAGCTGTTAACCCGTTGGCAGCTTGCCATTCTTTTACTTTGGCTTCAGTACCCGGTCCGAACTGACCGTCTGCACCCAAACCTAACTTTTCCTGTAGTTGCTTAACTTCAGGCCCGGTTGATCCGTTTTTTAATAACATAGTTTTGAAAGTTTCTTGTTATTTATTTTACAAGACCGGTCTAAACTGGAATAAATAAAACTGTATGAGTCCTCACATTAACCTTAAAAGCGCAAAGCTAATATTGGGTTGGTGTATTGAAAAGTATGGACCTAGCGAATATGCTAACGTAAAAACCTTAAAGATCAAACTTGATCCTAATCTAGAGTATATTGGCCAGTACCTGCAATACACCAATACAATCACCCTGAATCCCAGGTATCACCGATCTCTGATAGGCTGGTGTTCGACTATGATTCATGAGTACACCCATTTTCAACAGGACATGAATGAGTACCATGAATACACAGTAAGCTACGAGGATCACCCATTCGAGATAAGTTCAAATAACCGCAGTAACTGTGATAAACTTGAGGCCAGACGGTACATTTTAAGGAAACTCAGAAAGAAAGTTTAGTATAATATTCTTTATTACTAACATAAAAAAACAAGAACAGATGAGAAAGACAATTTTCGCTATCGCTTTTGCGTTCGTTGCAATCGCAACTATTACAAGCTGCACGCCATCAGGTACTGCAAACACAGCTTCTGATACTGACACAACTATGGTTGATTCAACCAGCGTTGATTCAGTTGCAATAACTGCTGACACGTTAGCAGTTGATTCAGCTAAGTAATTATTAGCAAATTTTTACGACAGAAACGCCTGGACCAGTTCCGGGCGTTTGTTTTTTGGATAAATAACTAAAAAGTCGTAAAAAATGCAAAAAATTAAACTGCTAATGCTGGCGGTAAGCTTATTCGTCGTAAGCTTTCTTCCCGGCACAGTGAAGGCACAGACTTGCCCGTCCGTTCCTTCTAGCACCTCTCCTTACGTCCTAATTGATTCTTCTTATCAAGTAGGTACCGTAGCTTCGGGCAAAACTTATGCTAGCTTTTGCTATGCAAACACAACAACCACAAAAATAACAGCTCTCCAATTCAGAGTATGGTATGACAAGACTGCTTTTGCTGGTGCAAAAGCAGTAGTTACTTCAGCCAATACTAGCTGGTCGCAGAGTCTAAAATATGTGGTTGACTCAACTGAAGGTAATATTACAATTACCATTGCGTACACTGGATCTAGTTCAACATTCACGATCCCAGACGGAAGACAGTTCACAGTAGAGTTTACACACTCGGCTAACTTCCAGAATTACACAGCCATTTCAAACATGGCAATTACTGGTACAACTACCTTCCCAGTAAGGTCAGCTAACATTAGCGGTGCTGACGATTCACTAACACTTCACAACTATGGTGGAGTTATGAAGAACGTTAAGCTTGATTTTCATGGTGAATTCGCAAACGTTACTGGTACTGCTGCAAAGAATTTAACTATCGCACTTGAAAAGAAACCTAAGACTGGTTCAACTTGGACTCAAGTAGGAGTTTACACAACTAACACTCAAGGTAAATTCTCTTTCTCAGAAGAAGTTGATACTACTTACTATGATGCTCGCTTATTTGTTAAAGGTGATACTCTTGGTGTAGGTAATATTGTTTCAACTGCGGACGCTCAGAAAATTAATGACTGGGTTCTTGGAGTATCTTCTCCAACTGGTTTTGATTTCTATGCAGCTGATGTTAACGGTTCTAAAGGTATTACAATTGCTGACGTATATGGCGTATTCGGAAGAATCGCTGGACGTTTTACTGCATGGCCTAACTCAGTTAAGGATATTTTATTCTTTACTGCATCTGAATATTCTACAATCAATGGATCTTCAACTAACTACACTTCTACTATCTCAGGTACAACTAATCTGTACTACACAATCAGTGGAGGAGTTATTGACTCAGTTAAATTCTATGTTGCTTCTCCAGGAGATGCAAACGGTACAGGTTACCACATGGCACGTTTAACTCCAATTCCTATTATTAACCCAGCTAATGCTCACAAATACGTAATTGACGAAACCGTTGAATACGATAATCCATTCTTGAATCAATTAGAAGTTAACGTTCCAAACTTAACAGTTAGCGAAGGAAACTTGGTAAATATCCCAGTTAAACTTATAACTAATGGTCAAGCGGTTGGAGCTCTTCAATTAGCACTTAAATACGATCCATCAATTCTTGAATTTAGAGGTATTGACGGATCAGAGAAATCTCAAAAGTGGATGGCATTTGTAAATCCAATAGATTCAATCGTTGAATGGGGCGGATTTGATCCATCAGCTAAGGATAACTTAATGAATGACGGTGACGAAGTTGTAACTATTCAGTTCGCAGCTTTAAAACCTCAAGCTGATTGGGGAAAGAGCCCATTATATACAACTCGTAAATTTGCTGGAGACTATAATGCTAAAGACATGATTATCACTCCAACTAATGGAATGGTACAGGTTCTTAGAGTTAGAGGCGGAGGCTTTCAATTAGGTGAAGACCAAGAAATGGAAGTTTATCCAAACCCAACCGAAGGCGAAATTAGAATTTCTTTTAATGTTATCGATGATACACATGCAGTAGTTGCAATCTATGGAATAGACGGTCAACTTAAACTAACTGTATTAGATGGTAGCGTACCTAGCGGCAAATACTCGTATTCTGCTGACTTAGGTAATCTTTCTGCTGGAATGTATACAGCAGTATTACAAACACAGGATTCACAACTAGTCGCTAAGCGCATAGTTAAAATCAAATAAAAAAAATCTAACTGACAAACATGTCTGAAGAAACAAACGCAGTTGAGGCCAATGAAAGTACTTGGTCTGGACTAAAGAAAACGTTGATCGGAACTCTTTCAACTGTTGTTCTTGCTGGAGGTACTTGGGTTACAACAACTCTATTCAACGGCGGAAGCGATAAAGAGGAAACTAAAACTGAACAAGCTGTCCCGGCTGCTGCTCCTGTTATAGTTAACGTTCAACAATCACAAGCTGCATCGGCTCAACCCGCTGCAACAAACACAATCATTAAAGAAAGAGTGATTGAAAAAGCTGCCGCTCCTGCAGAGAAAAAGAAGGAAGAACCAAAGAAAGAGGAATCTCCTTGGTAATTAAAAAAATGTCGTAAAAAACATGAGCAAATTAAGTAAAATGTTCGGAGCACAAGCCGAATACGTAAAAGTAGATGATAAAAACCGTTTCTATTACATGTTGCAACAAATGCAATCTAACCGTTGGACAATTACTGCAATCGTATTGGGTCTGTTTTTCTTCATTATCTTAGGAATTAATGCTGGAGTATTTTTAGGCGCGACGATCGGAGAAGACTGGAAAGAAATGTTACTAATCTTATTAGGAGCTTTCGTTGGTAACTTGAATAAAGTTGTTGACTACTGGTTTAATTCAGAAGACCGTGACAAAATGCTAATTCAAAAGGTTGACGAAGAGGATGGAGTTACTCTATCTAATTTAGTTGAACCTTCAGCGCCAAAGGCAGTTGCACCAGTTGCACCAATTATGCCTATCGCGCCAGTTGCACCAGTTGCAGTTGAGCCAGTTATCGAATCAATTGTAGAACCAATTGACGAATCAGAATTTCCTGAAATTAACTAAAAAAATAAGGGCGGTCCTAGGACCGCCCTTTCTTTAAACACATGAAAAGATTATTAATATTGACAGCTTTGTTCTGTTTAGCAAGTTTTGCTAATGCTCAGATTGGATCAATCAAAACCGAAAAATACAAGGCGGGATTTGAAAAGGAGAAATCACTTGACTCGCTTCCACCATACACTGATACTATTCAAATTCCTATTCAGATCCTAAAGATTGGAATTACTCAAGAGTTATATGACATGTATCCTGAATTAAAGGATAAAAGAGTTGGTCTAGGTTTAACTAATATTGTATTAGAATATTTGGAATACACCAATCGATTTGTATTTACTGAAGATAAATTAGAAATTAAGGAGAAGATGATTGCCCAATTTAAGGCAAGCGATAAAGGCTTCACCGAAAATAAAATGGACGGTCGTGGCAAGATTAAATTAGCCAAGTACTTTGTCTATATCGAAGTTTACGATTTCTCAGTATCAGAAGATGAAGTAATAAAAGCAAAGGGTTCTGCTCAAGCCACTCAAACAACCCGCTTAGGTTTACAAATCAAATTTGTTGATGCTGAAACTGGCGAAATTATTATGGGTTCAGGTTTAGGAGAAGCTTCTACTGTTAAGATGTCAAGTATCTTATCAGATGTTGACGATATTAAATTTAACCAATCAACAATTGGTATTTCAACTAAGAAATCTCTTGAATATGCCTCTGCTCACATTGTTGAGAAATTAATTAAAAAGGGCATATTTAAGAAATAATGAAAAAACTTCTCACATTACTTGCATTTATGCTATTTGCTGGATTGGTTCAAGCCCAATCCTTTTCTTATAGCTACGTGAATCCATGTAATGGAACGATTGAGAAGATATTAATTCCAGCTGGAGCCAACTCAGTTGCTGTAACCTATTACAATCAAGTAAAGGTGTTTTCAGCTGCGGACTTTCAAAATGGAGCATTTGATGCATGGGCAAGCAGTGTATTTACAACATATCAAAATACATCTCCTTGTGCAGGAATAGGAACGGCTACTGTAGTAAATGTAACTCAAAGCACAGCAATGACAATGATTTCAATTATGGGATCACTGACAACAATTAGCGATGCATTAGGTAGTGTTAACTCATTAGGTGCAGTCACCTCAGTTGCAAGTTCAACTCCAACCACTACATCTGGCGGATCGTCAGATGATAAGAACAAATCTGGATCAGGCTCTGGTTCTGGAGGTTCAGGTGGTAGCGGCTCAGGCTCTGGTTCAGGAGATGGAGGTTCAAGCGGTTCAGGTTCCGGAGACGGAGGTTCAGGTGGTAGCGGCTCAGGTGGATCCAGTGGATCAGGTTCAGGTGGTAGCGGCTCAGGCTCAGGTGGATCCAGTGGATCAGGTTCAGGTGGTAGCGGCTCAGGCTCAGGTGGATCCAGTGGATCAGGTTCGGGTGGATCTTCTACCTCAAAGGATAAATCTGAATCAGGCGGCGAAGGTTCAGCCGGAGATCAAACAGCTACCTCTGAAGATAAGAAGACTGATGGACTAAGTGGATCAAATAATGCAGTTAAAGCCACTCCTAATAATTCAAGTCCGTCTACCAATAAGAATGCAATTAAACCGATGGTAGTTGCAGGCAGCGACCTAGCTGGCTTTAACTTTAAAGACGGTAACGTCGCATTTGGTGGAAAGATTAACGGTAATTACACATCAGTTAGATACGATCAAAAGAGATCGCATGGTGTAATATTTGACTATACTACTGCAATTAAAGGTCCTAACATTACTATGTTTTATGCGTGGATGAAGCCTAAACGAATTACACTATTTTCAAATACTCTAACTCTTGGATTTGAAGGTAAGGGCTCAATTTATAATAGTATTGCATTTGGCCAAATGCTAAATGTTAGTAAGAAATTAAAGATTGTTTACATGGCATCCGGCTCGTTCGGTCAAGTTTACAAAGAGTCTTTTACTGGTACTGCCTTAATCGCTGGAGGAATGTATGATTGGAATGTGTCTAAAAGGTTTGACCTTAAACTAATGGCACTTGCGGTTTATGCACCATACGTAAGTTATTATAATGACCTTTTATTAAAATCGCCATACGTTGTGTTACCCAGTATTGGTACAAATATTAAGATAACCAAGAACTTTAGATTCAATGTAAACTGGGGAGGAGCCTGGGCTCTTAATCAGAATGTGCTGAACTACACAATAACGATGGGAACAAGACTTATACTTTAACTATGAGACAGTTTATTTTAATATTATTCGCTTTTATTTTAGTATTTCCCAAATTAGCACAAGCACAAGCTACTTCAGTTACGTTAGGTGGAACCTCTTCAACATTGTCTGCAACATATAATACAGCAACAACAGTTGATCCAAATTTAACGATTACGGCAAACAACAATATTACTGGATTTAGAGTTCAAATATCTCAAACTTATACAAGTGGAGATGTGCTAGGTTATACTGGAACTTTGCCATCCGGAATTACTCAGTCATGGAATTCAACCACAGGAATCTTAAGCTTCAATGGTACAACCACTGCAGCAAATTGGCAAACCTTATTAAGAACTGTTACTTTTAGATCTACTAGTACTACTTGTTATGCAAATCAAAGACGCGTAACATTTGTTGCAGGACTAGTATATTACAATCCTTTAACTTCACACTTCTATGAATATGTATCTGGTAATACTACATGGACAAATTCATATACAGCGTCATCAGCCAAATCATATTTTGGTAGAGCTGGCTATTTAGCGACAATGATGTCAGAAGCAGAAAATAACTTCGTTTGGAAGTTAATGGCAAATGACGCTTGGATGGGAGCTTCAGATGATTATAACTATATTAATACCGCAAAAGGTTCAACCGTTTATGCTAGTCAATCAGCAGCTGAAGGTAAGTGGCATTGGGTTACAGGTCCTGAAAAAGGTCAAAACTTCTCAAATGGAAATACACCGAGTACAACTTTAGTATCTGGTATGTATCATAAATGGGCGGGTGGAGAGCCAAACGGTACTTCAGAAGCCTTTGGTCAATTCTATTCTTCAAATAGTGGTCAATGGAATGACTTAGCTAATAGCACTCTACCTGGTTATATTTGTGAATATGGAGATATGCCTGGAGATTTAACTACTAGCGTAACGATATCAACTAGAAATATTACAATATCAAATGGTTCAAGTGGTTATATTAGTGGCGGAGATATTAATGTATGTTCAGGATCTAATAGTACAACACTAACTCTTAATAGTATGTCAGGTTCAGTTGTTAGATGGGAATCGTCTTTTGATAATTTCTTTACTGCAGGTACTACAATAACAAGCACATCATCAAGCATAACAGTTACTAACTTAACTAAGACTACATATTATAGAGCAATCGTTAACTCGACCAGTCCAGTTTCGTGTAGCGGACTCGCAACTTCAAGTACATTTTTATCAGTAAAGCCAACTCTTTCTGGTACAGTATTTGCGGCTAACAATACAATATGTTCAGGAGGCCAGGCAGAATTAACTTTATCAGGACAGCAAGGTAATGTAAACAAATGGCAAAGATCAATTGATAACGTAACTTGGACAAATATTACAAATACCACTACCAGCTTAAACCAAACAATCTCATCAGCTGGCACATATTATTATCGAGTTGAAGTTCAAACACCTAATTGTGGAGCAGCAGTCTATTCAACTAGTAAATCGATTACGGTAACTTCAGGAACTCCACCGACTGGCGGATCAGTTTCGTCAGCGGTTCATGCAACTTCTACTAACTCAGGTACTTTAACACTAAGCGGTTATACTGGTACTGTTGTTAAATGGCAAAGATCAATAAACGAAGGTGTAACTTGGACAGATATTACAAATACCGCTGCTACCTATTCGTATTCAAATCAAGTAGACGGTACGCTATTTAGAGCTCAATTAACTAGTGGAATCTGCGGAACTGCATTCTCGTCTGCTGGTACAATTACCGTTGCACCATTTACCTATTCAGGTTATGTGTATAGTGCTGAAAATACTGGAATCCAAAATATTTTAGTTGAGCTTTACTACAAGTTAAAGGCTGAAACTTCATACGCACAACTAAGTACTTCAACTACTGTATCAACTGGAGCCTATTCATTCTCAACTTCGATTAGCGTTAGTAAATATGATTTTATAATTAAAATAAATTCAGTTACAATAGATTCTCCGACCGCAGCTGATGCAGAATCATTTACTCAAAAAGTATTATCTCAGACATTTGGAGCCAAGGATTACTATCGAATGGACGCAAACTCTAACGGAATCCTATCGATAGCTGATGTATTTTTAATATATGCCAAAAAGAGCGGACTGATACTTACTTGGCCCAATACTGCACCAAGCTATCGAATCTTTACAGCAAGTCAATGGTCAACCATTAATACAAGTTCAAGCAACCTGGTTTCAACTTATTCAGGAGTTCAGGCTCTTACTACAACCGGTCTAACCTCAGGAGGTACCTCTAACTTCTATATTGTAAAAACAGGTCTAATCAAATAAATATTAATAATATGAAACAGTTTATTTTTTGTCTAATCTTTATACTTGGAGTACAAATCCGAGCCCATTCTCAAACCTGTGTTAAGGTTGATACAGTTTACACAACTGCTAAGATCAAGGAATTAAAGAATAGCAGGGTCACATTCGGTATACGCCAAATCACCGAAGAAGCTTTATCTAATAATTACCTCATCTGCCAAACCGGTGAACCTGTCGGGATCGAGGTTGCCTATGTAGGAACTCCTAAAAAGAGCTTTACCTTCGGCGGAGTAGGCGGAGCAGTTCAAACAACTGAAACTCTAATCAAGATTCATTTTCGTGGATTAACATACGAGGGTAAGGGAGCTGAAGAGACCTCTGCTCAAATGATGTTTATCCAATTAGCGGACGATCAGATTCCATTTGACCGTACTACTCTATCGACTGCAGTTAAACGAGCAGTAGAAGATGCAGTTAAAAAGATGCCAACTCCGTAAACTCTTTCACCATCTTTAGTAGAATAGTCTAAACTATTAAAGATGTCAGATCAACAACAAGTTAGAGTAGGTCTTGAAAATTCAAGCCCAATCGTATGCGAGTCATGCGGAAACGATACGTTCCGTGAGGCAAGTTACCTACGTAGAATTTCTAAATTATTAACAGGTTCAGCTGAGGACATGATTGTTCCAGTTCCAACTTTTGCGTGTACCAAATGTTCTCATGTGAATGAGCAGTTTCAGGTAAAGGACGCACAGCCTCAATCCACTAATCCTAAAATTATTTCTTAACCTATGCTAGTAGTAACAGACATTTGGGCTCCATGGTGCGGCCCGTGCAAAGCGATGATGCCGTTAATTGAAGAATTGGCAGCAAAGTACAATGTACCAGATTCTCAAATCCAAATTAAAAAGGTTAATGCCGATGAAGACCCAGATTTTGTGCAGAAACATGACGTTCGCGGAATCCCAACTCTTATTTTCGAGAAGAATGGGGAGGTTGTAGAAAAGATGGTCGGTGGAAAACCTAAATCTGTAATTATTGAAGCAATCGAAAAACACTCAGCGTAAATGGAAATCACATTCATATCAGACACTCATTGGCTCGTAAGAGATAAACGAGACACAGCTGACCTAACTGACATGTTACCCGGTGGACCCATCTTGGTGCACGCTGGCGATGTAAGTGGTCGAGGAACTGAACGTGAAGTTATCCAGTTCTTAGATTGGTTCAGTAGTTTACCATATATGCATAAGATTCTGATTGCAGGTAATCATGATTTCTTTTTTGAGATTGCAAAGCCTGAAGAGATTAAGGAGCTACTTGCAAAATACCCAGGCATTACCTACTTAAATGATAGTGGAGTAACGATTGAGGGTATTAAATTCTGGGGCAGCCCCATCACGCCGTATTTCCATAACTGGGCATTCAACCGTTTTCAAAACGAAATTGGCGAGCACTGGGACCTAATTCCTGAAGATACTGATGTCTTGATAACTCATGGTCCACCAAATGGAATTTTAGATTTCACCGAATACGATAAGTTAAATGTAGGTTGTCCAAAGCTACTTGAAAAGGTCAAGCAGGTAAAACCAAAAGTTCACGTCTTTGGCCACATTCATGAGGCTTGGGGTAAGGAAGAGATGGCCGGCACCATTTTTATTAATGCATCAGCTGTTACCCTACGATATGATCTACGATACGAAAATCCATTTAAAGTTAATGTTGAACCAAATTCCAAAAACTTGGTATAATAATCTGTATGACTGAACAACTTAAAAAAGTAGTGCTCACGTTTATAATTATCGTGCTAGCATTTGAGATTCCAAATCTAGGATTCTATCTAATGAACCAACCTGATACTTACCTTTTCTGGTTAGGAGTTTTAATAATATCAACCCTATTCTTTTTGCTAGGTTGGGCATTCTACCGGTACGTACTAAAAGTATTCATTAAAATACTAGAGGAAGACGATGAGCGAGAAGTCTAATCGAGGAGTTGATATAGTATATCCAATCCTGTGTCTGATGACTGCAATGATTGGGTATCAAATTCATAATAGCTTGGTTTGGGCTATACTTGATTTTTTCTTTGCCCCGTTAGCCTGGATAAAATGGCTAATTATGCACCAAGTTAACATCACAATTATTAAACAAACATTTGAATTCTTTTTTAAATAACCACAAAAATAAATGAAAATTAAAGCAATCGTAGTATTAGTCGCATTGGTCTTTGGATCAATCTTCTTAATTAGTTCATGTGAGCGTATTGACGCTGGCCATGTAGGTGTAAAAGTTAATATGTATGGATCGGGCAAAGGCGTTGGCGATGTAACTGAATGTACAGGATGGGTATTTTATAATCCATTGACAACAAAGATTTATGAGTTTCCAACATTCATGCAACACAAAGAGTATAAGAAAGTTGAAGACTTAGACAACTCATTTGTAGTAAACTCTAAAGATGGATCTGAATTTCATGTTTCGCCAATTATTAACTATGCAGTTGAACGTGAGAAAGTACCTTTTATCTTTGCAAAGTATCGTAGAGAATTAGGTGATATTGAAGATGGATTCTTAAAGACAACTATTTATGATGCCTTTAGAATGACAGCCAATGCTTACACAGCAGAAGAGTTAATCTCAAATCGTCAAATCTTTGAAACCCGAGTAAGAGCTACATTAGATGCCAATTTGTTAAAAGAAGGTTTTGTTATCAGCCAATTGACTTCAAACTTAATCTATCCTGAAACATTTAAACGTGCAATTGAGGCTAAGAATAATGCAGTGCAAACAGCATTAACTGCTGAAAACCAAGTTAAGACTGCTGAAGCCCAAGCCAAAATCAAAGTGGCAACCGCAACTGGTAATGCAGAAGCAATGTTAACTGCAGCAAAGGCAGAAGCTGAAGCCAACCGAATGAAGCAAGTAACGTTGACTCCATTATTATTACAGCTTGAGTGGATCAATAAGTGGAATGGTGTATTACCAAGCACTCAATTGGGAGCAGGTACTAACATGTTGTACAACGTAAAATAATTAGAAACCTATAACCATGGCAAAGCAAAAAACAATAATCACTGTTGAAATCCAGCACGGTGATGCAAACACTAAGATCAAGTTAGATTACTTAGAAATGCTTGAGATTGAAAAATTTCATAATCAAAGTATTGGCGATCAGATTGAATCAACAATCAACCTTCTAACTAAGGAACTAGAAAACGGTATTTAAAGCAAATAAGAAATCGTACTTAGTGAAATGCGACGCTCTTGATTTATAAATAACTTCATGAAACATTGTAGTTATTGTAAAAAAGAAGTTAGTAAATTAGGGATTAGCGCACATGAAAGATATTGTCAAGCTAATCCAAACCGACTGACTAAAGGACTTGGAGGAAGAAAAAAAGGTACTACTCCTTGGAATAAAGGAATTAAAACTGGAAAAAACCCAAAGATTAGTCAAGCTCTGACTGGCAAGTCTAATGGTCGAGCTTTGACTCCTGAGTCTGAAGAACTTAGACGAAATAAGATTTCAGAGTCAATGAAAGCTAATCCGTTAGCTGGAGGACTTCGAATTGGAAGCGGTAGAGGAATCAAAGGATGGTATGACAGTTCAATTGCTGGATCAGTCTATTTACGATCGTCCTATGAGTTCAGAGTTGCCGAGTACTTTGACTCAAAAAATATAAACTGGAGAGCGAACACAGAAGCATTCAATTATATGTTCAATGGTGAAGCCCATAAATATTACCCGGACTTCTATTTGATCGACTTAGATTGTTATGTTGAAGTAAAGGGCTTCAAGACGAAAAAGGATCAAGCTAAATGGGAAAACTTTCCAAATAAATTAGTAGTCCTGTATGAAAATGACATACGCCATCTTGAAATTGGGGGTTCGAATCCCTCCCTCTCCGCCAAGGCATCGAGACTGATGATTGATTGAGGTAACTCAATAAAAAAAATAAACAGAGATATGTTTATTAAAAACACAACGCCATACATTGGCAAAATT